CACCTTTATATGTCTTAACTAAAAAAAGTAACACCTCGTGTTGCTTGGTGCTACTGTACTCACTTTCTTTTTTATAGAGTTGTTTAGGTTTAAAGGTCTTACCCTTTTTGTACTTGTGAGGAAATGTTAGTTTGTACTCTTCCTCTGTGTACATTCGACTGACTATGTATATCTTGCAAGGCTTATCGTATTTGCTCCATGATTGCCTTGTGTCTACTACATACCGCCTGCCGTTCATCTGTAATGCTTTAAGTAGTTTCTTTATCGTTGGTTGATAATTCACATCCAACACCACACAATACCGATTAAGATTAGTACTGCACATACGATAGCTAAACCATCGATGAGTGTAATCATTGTATCGCCACGATGTTCATAAGCATATTTAGCTTTAGCCTGTAGGTCTTTATTGTTCAAGTCCTTGGCTGCTTGTTTGAATAGTTTTCTATCTTCAATAAATTGTTTGATTGCTTTAATCATTTAAGTACTTCGCCGCCTTTCCTTTTTAACTTCCCATGTGATCTAACACATAAGCCATAATTTCCTTTACTTGCACCGCCACAAGTAATATATGTTTGACATAGTCCGTCATATTCTATTGTCTTTGCGGTACACACTCCCTTTTTGTTGTTCAAGCATTTACTTTTACAACACAAAACATCCGTCATAATCTCCCCTTTATGATAGATTTATACAAAAATTGGAGTATATCGCCGTGGATATACCCCATTATGTGATAGTTTTATTCTGTTTCTTTGTATTAATCACTCAAAACTAGGTGCGTTGTTGATGACATGACAATTTATGCTTTTGAGGTTCAACTATGAATAAAAAACAAAGTTGGAAAATAGAAACACACCTAGTTTTCAATAATCACTTACACACTCAATACCAACAACTAACATTTTGATGGATCGTAATCGTGTTAGGTTAAGTAACAACAAGAATATGAATAAGTTTCTTTTGGAAGCTGCTAGTTGTCAGTATTCAATGTGTATAATCAATTAGGGCAGGTTCATATCTTTAAGGTTAATAATGTATAAGCTATATATTGTGAGGATATTCGACCCACCCTTATCAGTTAGCAGTAAATTTACATATAAAATTTTTGTCTTAACACATACTTCAAATTGAAATTAGAAAAAAGTATAGTGTTCTTTCCTAGTCAATCAGTTATGGTTGCGCTGCTACTATGTGTCCATCGATGACTTGTTCTATACCACATTTCGCCCATATACAACAAAGGCGCACTCTTATTTGGGTGCGCTTGTTGTTGTGTTTTGATTTGTCCTAAGGAAAGAGTGAGTACAAGTCGCTTAGTGGCAACTTCTACATATATATTATACCTAATAGCAAACTATAGGTACACGGACAATCACGGACATTTGTGGACATTATAGGACAAGTTTTTGTCCAAACTCCAATAATGCTTTTTGCTTGTATCTCTTCGCTTGTTTTGTAGAGTAACACCCAATCATTTTATAAGCATCTTCTGTTGAATTGTTGAGTACAAATTCATAACGTAGGATAATTGCACCCAGCTTTTCGTCTAGTGCATCAATTCTATTGATCGCATCGCATTTTAGTTTAGATAACTCATCAATTCGTTTATCACGTTCTGCGACTGTGTCCATAAATCTTGATACACTAACCTCTAACCCTTGCGGAGTTCCACCGCCTGTTACTCTATCCTTACTATAATCAATCGCACCTATAGATGTAAGGTTCGCTCTTAACTGATTGATTTCTTCCTTTATGGATGCAATCTGTACATCAATTAACTTAACAGGTTGTAGGTACTCAACCGCCTTTTCTATTAGTTTCTTATCGTCTAATTCTCCCAAACACTTCACCTCACTCTTTAAACGCTAGTTCAGCATATCCACAAACAACAGGTCTATCAGATATTACATTGCTCCAAGATGTCTTCCCATCACGCCATGTATACACTTTTCCATCTTTATATTCGGCAAAATATCTACACTTCCATACTTCATTAATACCATCTCTTACAAATACAGGTGTATCAACTTCTACTTTTGACCAATCAACAATACCTAATCTTTCTGCAATATCGATATATCCAACTTCTTCATTAAGACCAAGTACGCTTGCAGGTACACAAACCGTAGTATCAACATAACCATCTTTCTCTATAAAAAACTTCGCTTTGCCATAATGTACATCTATATCTCTATACCCAGCATCATACATCTTTTGAAGTAACCACTCTCTACCTTGTTTATCTGTGATCATATTCTATTCACTCTCCTTATTTCCGAAATAACTCTTACCATTTACACATCCATCTACATATATTTTCACTCCATTTAAACTTAGCTACATCATACAGTTCAAAATCATCTATGCTTTCACTTACCTTACCGATATAGAACACATCCTCTTCACTCTCTACCGCAAGCTGGCACAAGAAATCAAATGCATCTTGATAGCTTTGAGGTGCTATGTAAAAGTCGGAGTGTTCAACGTAACCGCTATAACTTGTCATGGACACCTCTTATAACCCTATCTTTATACACTTAATTCCCTTATTTGCAACACTATCCATTAGTTTCATCAATTTATAATACTCACGATTTCCAATATCATTTACATTCCATGCGTTGTATACCATGTCAAAACATTCATTAAGACTTTGGAAATCTTGGCAAGATAATATATGTTGCCTCAACTTTCTGTAGTAACTCCTCATACTTACCTCTTATGATAGGGCGGATATTTCACCGCCCATATCCTTTACTTAATCAAAACATAAAGTAACGCACATACTATGAAAACTAAAGGCACTATCGCCACACCTACGGCAAAATACGTAAGTAGTTTTAACTCTTTTTCTTTTCGTTGCCGTTCTGCCTCTAGTATCCACAGGATATAGCCTTTTCGTTGTGGCACATTAATTCTTCTAGGACTGCACATTATTTATTCGCTTTCAATGTTTCAACTTCTGCTACCAATTTAGTAACTAAGGTTTCAAGTTCTTTGATTTTGCCTTTGTGGTTCAACTCATATTCAGAACCTTTACCCAATCGGAAGTTCACACTAGCATTTACCATTTTTTCAGAACCAAGTGTACCACCTACGCTAAACATTACGTGTTCGTTTGGTGCATAGAAAGCACCTAATGCTACCGCACTATGCCCTTTGTAATGACCATAACCAACGGAGAATGTCATTTTATCGTCTTTGTTGTAGCCTAAGTAGTGCAATGCGGATAACGCTGCATTCGCTGCACCAGCCTTACCAATTTCACGTTCTACGTTGCGTGTCATGCCACGTTCTAAACTTTCAATTCGGTTTTCATGATTTTCCAACACGTTCGCATGGTCTACCAAAGTTTGTTCGTGAGATTGTAATTGTTGTTCGTGATTGTTAATGATCGTTGCATGATTGTTGATTACTGTTTCATGGTGATTGATTGCATCACGATTTGCCTTAATGTTGCCAGCATTTACTTTGATAGCATCTGTATTATCTTGAATGGCTTTAGAATTTGCCCCTACACGCTCGTTTGTAGCATTAATGGAGTTAGTAATCGTTGTATAGTTATTATCCACCTTGGCGGTTAAATTCTTGATGTTATTTACATTGCGGTCTACACGGATATTCAAGCACTTAATATCTTTATCGTGTTTCGCTAACTTAGCACCCATAGATGCGATTTCATCGTAAGCAGCGTACAACTGACTGCCATTGACTGCATCTGTAGATGCTGCATCAACTTGTCCAGCTGCAACATTTGTAATTTGGCGGTTGTAATATTTAACACCACCAAACCCAGCTCTATCTTTAGAACCTACACTCACTACAGATTGAGGGTTCTCACCTGCGAATACGTGAGTTACCCCATTCAACACTACTTGTTGTGTTGGTACTGCATCATCTGTTACGGAATTAGTACCCAATGCCACACTGTTGCTTTTGTCTGCTACTGTGTTATTACCAATAGCATATGCATCCCATGCAGTAGCTTTGCCATGAGTACCTACTACTGTTGCACCCTGTCCAGCAGTTTCGGAGTTAGCACCGATTACCACTTGTTCTTGGTCGCTATTTGTTTTGTTGTTGTAACCGATGATTGTTGTTTGGTTTGCACTTACTGTGCCGTTATTACTACCGATAACTGTTGTATCATTACCGCTAACTTTGTTATCTCGACCTAAAACGATTGTACTTGTGCCAGTAACTACTGTATTCACACCTAACGCTGCGGAGTTGTAACCGCTAACTACTGGTGCAGTAGTATTCGGTTCTACTTGACCTACTACTAAACCATTTGCAAATGTGCTACCTGTGATTGTTGCCATAACCATTGTTGCTAATACTAATTTGTTGTTCATGTTAAATTCTCCTTTTATGTTAATTAATTTATTAAACTTATTTGCCTGTGCTGCCATATCCGCCAGCACCTCTTTCTGTTCGGCTCAAGTCATCGACTTCTAATACATCGACCATTGCTACTGGTACGATAATTAATTGTGCGATGCGATCACCTCTAAATATCATGTAATCGCTACAAGATACATTTTCATATGCAATACTCAATTCACCTCTATAGTCAGCATCAATAATACCTACGCTATTTGCACATCTTAGAGGTGTTTTACTCATACTACTTCGTGGCACTAATAACCCCATGTGTCCTTTCGGTATCTCTACCGCCACCCCTAACGGAATTTTCTTTTGACTATCAGCAGGCACTTTGATATGAAACGGACAATACAAATCTAACCCAGCTGCATCTTCACTACCTCTTGTTGGTAGTTGTGCATATTCACTAACCAACTTTACTTTCATTTTTTCTTTCAAAATTCCACTCCTAACATCATCAATGCACGTTTGACTGTTTTATAATCAGCACCAACTTGATAACTCATTGCCCTTAATGACATTCCAGCTTGATGCATTTTTAATAATGAATTTCCATCCAACTCACTTGCACGTGTATATGTTTTCTGTGGTTTTGTACCTTTCAAACCCAAACAACATAACGCTCTGCCAGCACTTATATTTCCGTAAACACAAGCTGCTAACGCAAGCCAATTTAAGTTATTATCAGGAACAAACTCACTCATATTAACTGCCATGTTCCTCACTCCATTTACTTTCCTTATAGATGCGGAAGAAATCATCCGCACTCAACACCACTAACCAAGGCTTATTACTCTTTTTCCAAGCTACTATAGGCATATCGCCATTATCTGCAGCTATTGCATCGTGTTCAGCTTGCTCATATGCTTTACGCACGTTGAGGTTTTCCACAAACTTCACCTCTTGATGTATATTTGGTAAACCTACACAGTCGCTTGCATCACCTGTATTACCACAATACTGTGCAGTTCTTCGGACTTTATCGAACCCATGCGACCTACACACATCTCGCCACATTCGTTCGCCACGCTTTCCCTTATCCTTACTATTTATTGGCAATGATCATCACCCCTCTACATACTTCTCACACCTCTTCAAAATATTTTTTACTAGCTCCAACGGAATATGCGACCTTGTGTTATATCGATTAATACCAGTAGTATTTAACTTATTGAATTTAATGGTGTTCTTTATATCATCTTTCAATAACTTCAAATCGATATTGCTACCAAACTTTGTTGGTTTCTTAACTGGGTAATCATAGTTGTTGTAATAGGTTAAATTCTCATAAGGAACATCAAACCCTATTACATTTGCTATGTATTCCCATATCCGCCCATATGCAGGGTTTTCTATTACGAATACTTTAGGTTGATAACGCTCAATGATTTTCAATGTGTTGTAGATACACATTTCACCATTGATACGTGTTAGGAATGACTTATCATACTTGAATTGGTAGTTTTCATAATCAATGTGATTTCTGATTGTGAATTTACTGCCCTGTTCGTATTCACCGAACAGATTGATAGTCATGTCCTTTTCTTGTTTCCAGCAAGCGTTTCCACCTTTCATTGCACTTGCCACACTCCAACTTTCGCATGGTGGACTAGCTAGAATAACATCAGGTCTATCTAGCTTGTCCAACTGTTCCCATAGTGCATTTGGTTTATGTAGCGTATTAATTGCAAGGTCTTGGTTGATACACGCATCACCAATTCCTATTGATGTGATCGTGTGTTGCCCCCCCATATTCACGTTATATTCATCTACCGCTTGACGATAGCATCCATTACCATCATCGAATAACCCCCAAATGTGCATCCTCTTTTCTGTTCACCTCAATCAATCACAGTACATCCATACTTTGCTTTTCTCATACGAGGCTTTACTTTCTTTACATTATCCCCAAGGTACGCTAACACATCATTCTGTTTGATTGTGTTCTCTTGCATCGTTTCCCTTTTGCATTTGTACATTCGATACGCTGGACACTTAACATGGCAAGCCACCTCTCTGTATTCGCATCCCTTACATGGTGCATTCAATATTAATACTCACTCCTTGATGTAATCTTCAATGAGGTATGTTTTTGTTTCTTGCACTACCCATGATTTGTTCTCGTACCCATGACGTTTTTCCCATGCTTGGAATACTTTCGTTAGTTCTTCGCTTAATTCGTCCATGTGTTCGTTTTTAACATCTTTCATGTAATCATCTGAATATTCTGCAATTTCATCATCTAAATCATAATCACACACATTCCAAATCACACGTTCACCATCTACCACAGGTACATATCGGTATGGATGACCTATTTCTATCGTTGTTTGCAATAATTCTTCTCGACTTAAAGCATCAAAATCACCGTAGTCATATTCATTTTCTACATAATCTTCGATAGCCTCTTTAATGCTATCTTTCGGTTCACCAGCTACTTCATCCACACACCAACAATATTTTGTTTCATCTTTAACTAGCATTGTTATTTACCTTTTCAACTCCGTACATTCAATAATGCAATTTGCAGGCGATACGGAAATAAATCTTTTTCGTTTATCAG